AGCATACATGGCGGAACAGATGGGGCGTACGCTTGCTTCCGTGGAAGGCCGCTATGCAAAACTTAAAAAGAAAGCAGAAGCAAATGACTGAAGAGAAACGACCGAGCCTGATGATTGCCACACCCATGTATGGTGGCATGTGCACAGCTAACTATGTGCAAGGTCTGCTTATGACCATGAACAAGATGCGGGAGATCGGGGTTAACGTAGCGTGGTGTCAGATCACCAACGAGAGCCTCATCACCCGTGCACGTAACGAGTTGGCCCGTGTGTTCCTTGAGAGCGACCATGACTATCTCATGTTCATCGACGCTGACATTGGCTTCGACAGTGAGGCCATCGCGCACCTGCTATTGACCGATAAGGATATCGCATGCGGTATCTACCCTAAGAAGGAAGTGAACTGGGATAGCGTCAACCGCGCTGCCGTTGCGGGTAAGACTGACCTAGCAGCACATGCAGGAACCTTTGTGTTTAACATGGTAGGTGGCGGCAACCAAGAGACCGACGAGACAGGCTGCATCGAAGTGCGGCATGGCGGCACAGGCTTCATGCTCATCAAGCGGGGGGTATTCGAGGAGTTGATACCGCACGTACCAACATACCGCACATCATCGTTCCAAAACCCAGAGACGGGTGAGTACGACAAACCTTTGACCCATGAGTTCTTCGCTACCAGCATCGACGAGAGCGGGGCACTGCTAAGCGAAGATTACCATTTTTGTGAACTGTGGCGCAACCACGGTGGCAAAATACACGCCCACCCGTTCATCAAGCTACACCATGTAGGCACGTATGTGTTTGGTGGTGACATCTTGCAGAGCGGCGGCAATCTTAAATAAGGAGCAAATGAAATGAGTACGAGAAAGAAAGTCATAGGAGACAACGTTATAAAGTTGTTGAAAAAGGGTTACTCGCCCAAGGAAGTCACCGAGCGTATAGCGGTAAGCTACAACTACGTATGGAAACTGAAGAAGGGTTTGGAGAAAGCGGCGCAGGAAGCATTCTCGTCTGAGGAAGTAGGTCTCTCCGAGGAGGCGCTTATTGAAGTGGCACTCGCAGCCTCGCAAGGTAAGGGTAAGCCTATGCCCACACCGAAACCCGAACCGGAAGTCAGTGGAGTGGGTAAGGTGCTAGACGCAAGGGCGGAACAGTACGGTTCGTTCATGCAGTCTGCGGATACGGTTGTCAGAATTAAGAGCATCATGCACAATGCGGTAGCTCGTAACGAAGTGCACCTGTACCCCGACCAGCTACAGGCGTTGGATATGATTGCGACTAAGATAAGCCGTATCGTACATGGCAACCCAAACCACCTAGATAGCTGGATTGATATAGCTGGCTATGCTACGTTAGTAGCTGACCGTATCCAAGGGAAAATCAGATAGCATGACAGCGTGGTCCTATAGCAGCATCAAGACCTTCGACCAGTGTCCGAAGAAGTACGACCACCTCAAAGTGGTTAAGGACGTTAAGGATGAACCGGGGGAAGCTGCTGACTATGGGACCGCTGTTCACGAAGCGGCAGAGCATTACGTCAAACACGGAATACCAATCCCGAACAAGTTTGCGTACATGAAGCCCATCGTCGAGAGCCTAGCTGCTATCGAAGGTGACAAACACACAGAGTTAAAGCTCGGTGTCAGGAAGACGGATACTGGCTACGAACCCTGCGGCTTCTTTGACAAGGGTGTTTGGTGGAGGGGCATCGTTGACCTTGTTATTATCAACGGTGACAAGGCCCACATGGTTGACTACAAAACCGGAAAGAACAGCAAGTACGCAGACCCCAAGCAGCTTGACCTGATGGCTGGCGCGTTGTTCGTGCACTACCCAGAGCTTAAGACGATTAAGTCTGCTCTAGCATATGTAGTAAGCAATGAGTTTATCCCAAAAGTTCACGTTGCTATGCAGCGTGATGAATATCTAGCGACTTTCCGCGACGAGTTGGATAGACTAGAACACGCCGAACTAAGTGGGGTCTGGAACCCCAAAAGTGGCCCTTTATGTGGCTGGTGCCCTGTGGTAGAATGCGAGCACCACCGCCCGAGGAGACGATGATGGCACGAGATTACAAACGCGAGTACGAGACGTACCAAGGCACTGAGCAGCAGAAGAAGAACCGTGCTTCTCGCAATGCAGCCCGTGCCAAGATGACGAAGGCTGGCAAAGTCAGCAAGGGTGACGGGAAAGACGTTGCCCACGTAAAAGCATTTGACAAAGGCGGCAACAACAAGACAGGGTTGCGCGTTGAGAACAAGTCGGCCAACCGCTCGTTCAAGCGGGACAGCAAGAAGAACCTAGTGTCTGAAACCAGTGCACGGGAACGCAAACGTAAGAAGTGACTTTATTAAGGTGGAAATACACCCATGCAAATCGTTGATAATCGTGCGTTAGTCCTAACGACTGACGACCCAAGCCTAGTAACTAAGAGCATACCTAAAAGCGTAATCATCGAAACCGGCGAAGTGGCCGTCAAGTGGGGGCTAAAAGAAGCCCAGACGCTGGCGTCCCTTGGCTTTGCCGATGTCCCATCACCTATTAAGCGCGACTATGCGTGGACCGGTAAGTTCAAACCCTTCGTCCATCAAGAGGCAACCGCGTCGTTCCTCACCCTGCACAAACGCGCCTTCTGCTTTAACGAGCAAGGCACAGGTAAGACCGCATCCGTCATCTGGGCAGCTGACTACCTGCTAAACCTAGGTAAGATTAAGCGCGTCCTCGTACTTGGACCTCTCTCGATCATGAAGTCGGCATGGCAACGTGACTTGTTCACCTTCGCTATGCACCGGTCTTGCTCCGTCGCCCACGGTGACGCCAAACAACGCAAAAAGATTATCGCTGCTGGCGCTGAGTTCGTCATCATAAACTTCGACGGGGTAGCTGTCGTTAAGGACGAGCTTATAGCTGGTGGTTTCGACCTCATCGTGGTGGACGAGGCGAACGCCTACAAGAACCCACAGACAAACCGCTGGAAAGTACTAGCGCAAATCTTACAGAGCACCGACGCAGCGCTATGGATGCTTACTGGTACGCCAGCAGCACAAAGCCCTGTTGATGCGTTTGGTCTAGCGAAGCTCGTAAACCCTGACGGTTGCCCCAAATACTTCGGCCAGTTCCGCGACTCGGTTATGACAAAGGTAACCCAGTTCAAGTGGGCACCACGCCCCGGCGCAGACCGCATTGTTCACCGCGTACTCCAGCCAGCCATCCGGTTTGAGAAGAAGGACTGCCTCGACCTACCAGAAGTGACGTACACTGAACGCGAAGCGCCTCTCACCCCCCAGCAGCGTAAGTACTACAATGAGCTTAAGAACGAGATGCTCATCGAAGCGGCAGGTGAGGAGGTCAGTGCGGTCAACGCAGCGACCAAGATAAACAAGCTCCTGCAGATTAGCGGTGGTGCGGTCTACACGGATACTAAAGAAGTCATCGAGTTCGACGTGTCAAACCGCCTGAACGTAGTCACAGAAGTTATCGAAGAGGCTACTAGTAAGGTACTGGTATTCATACCGTTCACGCATACCATCGAGCTACTGCATGCCCACCTTACTAAACACAAGATTAGTTGCGCGGTCATCAACGGCAAAGTGTCAATGAACAAGCGCAGTGAGATTGTCGAGGAGTTCCAGTCACGGAAAGACCCACACGTGCTACTCATACAACCACAGGCTGCGTCTCACGGGCTTACCCTTACGGCAGCAGACACAATCATCTGGTACGCACCGGTGACCAGTGTGGAGACATACCTACAGGCAAACGCCCGTATCAATCGCCCCGGCCAGAAGAACGCCATGACGATTGTGCACATCAAGGGTAGTCCAGTGGAAGAACGGCTGTACGGCATGCTCCGTGGCAACATCGAGAACCATGAAAAAATTATCGACCTATACCGAGAAATGGTAAGTGATACTGCTTGACAATGTCAAAGGCTAGTATATGAAGGGTTTGGGGTATGCCTACCCCGACACGAAGGAGCAAATGATGGATAAAGAACAGTCAGTAGAAGAAATGGTGACCGCATACCGGAAAATCCGTGATGCCATCCGTGACAAAGAGGAGGAGTTCAAGGAAGAACTTGCCTCCCTGAAAGAACAATTAGACCTTGTTGCCGGAGGCTTACTCGACATCTGCAATACGCTGGATGTAGATAGCTTACGCACCAACGCAGGAACGGTCTCTCGTCGGGTTAACACTCGGTACTGGACGAGCGATTGGGATGCGATGTATCAGTTCATTAAGGAACACGATGCACCCTTCCTGCTAGAACAACGCATCCATAATGGTAACTTGAAGCAGTTCTTGGCAGACAACCCAGAGGTTCTTCCTGTTGGCCTACAAGCCGATAACAAGTACGTCGTACAAGTCCGTAAACCTACATCTAAATAAGGGGATATACCCATGTCCAATGAAGTTTCTATTTTCAAACAGCCCGGTGCAATCTCGACTTCGGCTAACCGTGGTCAACTCAGTGAACTCGCCAAAAGTTTCGCTGCTAGCGTAGGGGGTGGCACTAACCGCCGTATCCAGACCAACACCAACGGGACGTTTAAGCGCCTTGTAAACGGTGAGCAGATTGGCGATGCGGTACGTGGCGACATTGATGTCATTATCGTCCATGCGCTGCCCAAGGTTAGCCGTGTGTTCTATGCTGGGGCTTACGACCCTAACGCTAAGCCAACTCTACCAGATTGCTGGTCGAACAACGGCGACGCCCCAGAAGCTGCTGCGGGTAACAAGCAGTCAGCAAACTGCGTAAGCTGCCCTAAGAACGTGGTCGGCTCAGGCAGTAACGGTAAGGGCCGCGCATGCCGCTATCAGCGTCGTATCGCAGTCATCCTACCTAACGACCCCACAGGGGAAGTGTACCAGTTCAACGTCCCAGCCAAGTCGCTCTTTGGTAAGGGTGTGGGCAATGTGCATCCGTTCGAAAGCTATGTGCGCTACCTGCTAGCTAACCACGAGTCGCCAGATACAGTGGTAACCAACATTAGCTACGACCTCAACGCCGATAGCATGGAGCTTCTCTTTACTCCTGTGCGCGGTACCAGCGACGAAGAGCGGGAACTCGTTAAACGTGCGCAGAGTGACGCAGCTACAAAGCGTATGTGCGAACTAACCGTAGCCCAGCAAGACGGCGTAAAGAAACAACCGGCAGAACCCGCACCCGCACCTAAAATTGCTAGGTCGGATGAGCCGGACGAAGAAGCTTCCGCTGTTATAGCGGAGCCTACGAAGCGCCCTGCTGCTAAGAGTGACGCTACCGCAGAACCTAAAGCCAACCT